ATTGCCCGAAAATCCATCCCCTGCGTTCATGAGTTGCAAATAGTCGATAATTAGCATCTTAATCCCATGTTCCTGAACCATTCGAAGTACCTTTGCTTTGAGTTCCAACACGCTGATATTTGCCGAGTCGTCAATGTATAACGGCAGGTCTTTTATCGCCAAACTTGATTCCCTGAACTGGTGAAACTCGTCCATCTGGACACGCCCAGACCGAATCTTCTCGCCCTCGATTTCAGCCTCCATAGATTGCAAACGGAAGACCAACTCATGACAACTCATTTCAAGCGAAAAAAACGCCACTGGATAGCCTTGTTTTGAGGCAGTGATAGCAAAGTATAGAGCAAGTGCCGTTTTGCCCATAGCCGGTCTTGCCCCGATGACTATCAACGCTTGCTTCTGCCATCCCGAGGTAAGTTCATCGAGTTGATAAAATCCGGTAGGTACACCCGTGACGCCTTTTTTGGAATCCATCCGCTTTGATAACTCAACAATGTTTTCCAACGCAAGACGCTCAAAAGATACCGCATGCTTGCGAAATATCGACTGGGTCAAATTATACGCCTGTTCCTGCACATAGTTGAGAAGTTCGAACGCATCGGTAGTCGGGTCAAATCCTTTCAACTTGACATCGTTAGCAATCCGGATTAAATCACGGGCGACATAGTGCTGGTGAATAATCTTGATGTGATACGGCAGATTGGCGGAACTGAACAGGCTATCCTTCATCATGGACAACTCGACCACATGCGAGATATAATAATTCTCCTCTTTGCTTTTCAATTCATTGTACACGGTTATCAAGTCAATCGGCTTCTCTTCCATGTACATCTGCTCGATTAACTCGTAGATGAATTTATTTTTGCTGATGAAGAACCAGTCCGATTTGCAGTTTGCAAATATGTTGGGTAGTTCGTTCGTTTCGTACAGCATCGAGGATATTATCGCCTTTTCCGCTTCCTCGCTGTAAGGTGGCGTAACGCCCGGCATAAATCCGCTCTGGTCGATTTGCGGTTTCTCTTCGTACTTCTTTTTTCGTGTTGCCATTATTCTTGTGGTTCGGGGTTGTAAAATTGTGTTGTTCCTAATTGGTTTGACTTGTTAAATTCATCTGCCATCAATTGCTGTTTTCTCATTTTGTCATAGGTGAATGAGTTTTTTGCGTTCAAAATTTTCATAGCATTATCAACCACCCATCCCTCCTGAACGCCAGAAAAATCATTTACATAAGCCTTTACACCACCTTTTTTCAATTTCCAATTATTGTAGACCTTAATCATTTCAATCAATAGTCCTTCAACGGGAAATCTCTTTTTAAGTTGCTCCCAATGGTCAAGGCTAAGCAATACGAGTGGAGAATCAAATTTAACGCAAGGCATTATTCCCTTTTTTGCCATTTCTTGAACAAACTCTTCGTCTGTTAATTTTTTGGCTAATTCAGTACGCTTTGGTTTTTTAGGCTTGGTACTTTTTTCATCAGGAACATTATTCGTAGGTAGCGAACTTTGTTCACCCAATAAGACTATACTATTATTAGTATTATTATGTATAGTATTATCTATATTATTATTGGGTGAACTTAGTTCATCTCTTTGTGGAACTTTGTTCATCATCGGTGAACTTTGTTCATCACTTATTAGGCATTTCATCCATCCGTTTTCACTAATTTCAAGAATACCTGCATCAACTAAACGCTGAATGCATTTCTGAATTCCTCGCTTTGTTATGTTCAACTCCTTTGCAAGTGTGCCACGAGAAGCGTAGCACCAACCCGGACATTTACTATCTGGGTTGGTTGCAAAAAAGTTGATACGCTCGATTAATACAGCCTCGAATACGGATAAATTATACTTTTGAATAATCCATAACCGAAGAATTATGTATTGGTCAGGATTGTTCATTTGTTGAATTTAATTCAATTATAGCCTTACATTCCACAAAACTTATACATCCGGGTTCATCAATAGTAATTTCATTCATCATTTTAAGATGAGTATCTAACAATTCATCTGAACATATAAAAACACCTAAAATGTTTTCATAATCTGGATGGCTTTGAATTACAACCCGTGCATCAACTACTTGTACTTTTTTCATTTTACTTAAAATTAAAAACCCCCGAAACAAGCGGTGAGAGTCGCTCATTTCAAGGGGTTTGGTTTCCGTTAAGGAAGTTTTTCGTATCCGCTCTCACCCGGATATCCTGACTGATTCAGGAACTGCAAATATACAAATTAATTCACGACCTTCAAAATTATCTTGCCATCCTTGCCCCAAATCTTGCGGGCGTAAAACTCATGAACTCCGCTGTCATCCTTGCCAAAACAATCCATGAACCCTTTGACTAAGTTGTCCAAATCTGGCTTGTATCGGTGTGGCTGACCCTCCAACTCCTTGCGTTGCTTCTGGGTGTAACTAATCGGGAACGGCATGACAAAGGTTATTTCAAACCGCTCTGGGCATTCCTTAATTCCTACGCCACGCAGGAACATCCGTAACGCTGTCTTATACCTTGCGTATCTCTGGAACGGCTCGCTGAACTTCGCCCTTTGCGTAGTTCGAACCGCCCCCATGCCGATAATGTCAAATTCGAATTCCTGCATAATGTAAAATTAAACGGAATCGGTGTAACAAAGTTTCATCAAGTCCGTTAAAAGCATAAAAAATATTATGAAAAAAACACTTTTAATCATCGCTCTGGCAACGCTTACGAGTTGTGCCACAATCACTTCCAGCATGAAGCAGGAAGTAACTATCAATGTCAAACCTGACCACGCCAAAGTTTATGTGAACGGCAACAAGGTCGGAGATGGAACATGCGTTGCGGAAGTACCCGTAAAAAAACGCAACACTATCGTAGTAAAGGCGGAGGGATACGAAAACGCTCAAATCAAAACGAATCGCCAAATCCGACCCGGCTACCTTATCGGGAATATCGGGATGTGTTTCGTGCCGTATGTAAACTTCTTTGGCTTACCAAGTTTGATTGTTGATGCGTGTACGGGTGCGTGGTACAAGCAGGAAGAATCGGATTATTATTTTGATTTGGATAAAAAATAATATAAATTGTCCCACATAGGTTTTTTTGATTCTACCATTTTTTTTCAAGAGTTTAGAGTAACAACACCCAGTCTCCCCGACTGGGTTTGTTTTTTTCGTATATTTGCATAGTTAGCACAACTGAACTATGGCAAAAACGAAAAAGCCAATAGGTCAAGCCGAGACCGAAACAGAGGCAAAACCAAAGCACGCAGGAGGCAGACCGACTATTTATACCCCAGAACTTGCAAAGCGAATTTGTACCGAAATTGGGCAGTCCGAAAAAGGTCTGCATAGGCTTCATCGGGAGTTAGATTGGTTTCCTGACCCATCAACAATAATGGATTGGATTGACGACAAGCCAGAGTTTTCCTTACAATACGCACGGGCAAAGGCACTTCAAGCGGATTTTATGGGAGACAATGTGCTTATAATTTCAGACGATTCGAGCCAAGACGAAATATTCTCTCCCAACGGAAACCGAATCGAAAATCGGGAATTTACGAGTCGTTCAAAATTGCGTGTCGAAACTCGAATGTGGCTAATGGAAAGACTCGCCCCGAAAAAGTACGGCAAGCAGGTTGATGCAGATACGGAACAAAAAGACTACCAACCGCCTCAAATTAACCTGCATATTTCGCCCGAAGCAATCCGCAAAGCATCGGAGGAATAATGCCCGAACTGAACGAAGCACAGCAGATAGCATACTACTCCAGCCATCACCTCGAAGCGGAAGAGATACACATGCTGACGGGCGTTGGAGTGGGCAAGACCTACTGGCTTGCGGTCGATTTGATTCCAGACCTATCAGTCCCCAACTCAAAGCATTTGATATGCTCGCCCACATTCGCAATGATGAAGACCGCCACATTCAAAAAGGTTCAGGAAGCATGGGAAGAATGGGGACTTCGGGAGGGCGTGGACTATGTGGTAAACAAGCGAATGTCTGGCGTTAAGCCTTATTCCGGCATATCTTCGGACAAGGTCATTACATTCCGCTGGGGGTCTTATGTCGTCCTGACCCACCTCGATAACTACAATGTTGTGAACGGCTCAGAGTGGGACACTATCAGCATTGACGAAACTCGAGATGTGCGGAACTTTCAGGAGGCTTTGGACAAGTGCAGAGCAAGGACGAGGGGGACAACTTTCAAGAAGTTAGGTTTACGCCACCGCATCAAGACCGCCACAACTCCGCCCGATAATGTCGCATATTATCGGGAATTGGAAAGCCAAGCCAAAGTAAGTAAGGGCAGGATTAAGTTAATCCGAGCCGAATCCTACGCCAACCAGCACAACCTAAGACCCGGCTACATCGAGCAACTCGAACGCACCCTCGACCCGAATTCATTCAAGCGTGAGGTGTTGGGCATGCTCGTCACCAAACAAGAGACTGTCTGGGCGTACTGCTTCGAACACAAGAAGCATGTGGCGGATATTCATGAACGCCCCGACCTGCCTATTTATGTATCAATGGACTTCAATGTTAGTCCAATGACTTGCATCTATGCACAGCACGACCCAAGCAGGAATAGAATCAGGATATTAGGGGAGGAGCGAATAATGAACTCGGATGTTTACGAGTTGTGCGAACGAATCAAGACGAGATACCCCGACACTGCCCGATTAATCCTGACCGGTGACGCATCAGGTCGCAACCGCTCTGCCACGATGAAAGGCGTGACTAATTGGAAAGCGGTCAAGGGGGCGTTGAAACTATCGGACGCTCAGATACGCCTGTTATCGTCCAATCCGGACAGCAAGGACACGATTGTATTGATTAATTCGATGCTATCGAAGCATCCTGACCTTGTTATCAACCGAGCGTGCAAGTATCTGGTCGAAGATTGCGAAATGATGCAGAGGGGTGACGATGGGAAGAAGATTGCCCCGACCAATATGCACGGTCACTTGTTTGACTGCTTTATTTATTACCTCTGGACATTCCACCGTTCATTTTTGGATAGGTTCGCCAAATCTGGTAACTTTGCAAGCGTATGAGCAACTTAAAACCAATTTACACTGACGCAAACGGCATCGAGTGGCGGACATTCGAGACCTGGGGCGACATTCCAGCGAATCGGGTAATTCCTGCCGACCTTGCCGTTCGCAGGGCGTCTATGGGACTAACCCCCGACCGACTCGTCAAAGCATTCAAGGAAATCAAAGAAGACCTGAACAGAGGCGATATTGTCGGAGGCTTTTCCAAATTCGACCAACTCGAAAGACGCATCAATGACATTCCAGACGAACTACTCTTACAAGATTTGGCTTGCGTGTTTGTCGTACACCCTGACGAAGACCCGATGGACTTCGACCCGAAGACGCAACGGGTAAAACTCGAACTATGGGCAAAAGATGACGATGCTCGGTTTTTTTTTATTCAGTTGGCAGTACGCTATACAATGGACTTATCGGACATCTCCGACGCTTATATCCGTTCGCTTATCCTAGCAAGGACTTTGACGGAGTCGAGCGACCTAAGTCAGAGTATCTTTCCCTTAGCCGAAACTGGGCTGATGAATTCAGCACTTTCGTGACCGAGGTGAATCTAATGCACCGAATGCTTTGCAACGGGTCGCTAACCGAAATTAAAATGCTCGAAAAGATGGGAATCGAGGAGTACGCTTCGACCGTGAACGCATGGAAGTACGAACTGCATTTGAAACAAAAGAGCGTTAAAGTATGATAGTTCTGGTCTTTTTAATTGGCGTCATTTGTGGTATTGCATTAACGGAATCTGTAAAGGATTGATATGGGCATAGGACGCAAATTAAGGAGAGGGACGATTCGCCCTGTTGTTGACGAAAACGGGAATGTGCTGTTTTTTATCGACAAAAAAGGGAGGCGAGTCAATCCGCTGAATTTAATTTAAGCCGATTTTTTTCGTATCTTTGCCCTGACCGCCCGGTCATTAGGCGAATCGCCATACAAAGGATAATAATCGAATTGATATGGCTCAAAATATAATATTCAGAGTTGTTGCCGATACCCAGCCAGCAGTGGACGGGATGGACAAATTACAATCTGCCACAAAACAAACCACCAATTCAGTATCAGGTCTTGATAAATCGCTTGCAAAGTTGGGAACAATGGTTGCGGGTGCGTTTGCGGTCGATAAACTGATTCAATTTGGCAAGGAGGCGGCAAAGGTTGCAGGTGAAATGGAGTCTATTCGGATGCGATTAAATTCCATTGCAGGCGGAGTGAATGAGGGTGGAGTGGCGATGCAAGAACTTCAAAATCTTGCAAACAGACTCGGGTTGGAATTTAAGGGGTTGGCTGGCGAATATGCAAAGTTTGTCGGTGCTGCAAAGGCGTCAGGAATTGAAGTGGCAAAGGCAGACAGAATATTTAAGTCAATGTCGATAGCCATCGCAGGGAGTGGTGCAAGTGCTGAACAATCAAATAGGGCATTTATGGCACTTACTCAAATGATGGGTAAGGGCAAAATTAGTGCCGAAGAAATGCGACAACAACTTGGGGAGGCACTTCCGCAAGCATTTGGCATAATGGCAAAATCTTTAGGCGTAACAACTCAGGAATTGGACAAGATGATGGCTAACGGTGAGTTGTTGGCTGGTGAAGTATTGCCAAAATTTGCTCGTGAAATGGAAAGTGCATTTGGTGCTGATGCGGAAAAACTTGCAACGGGACTAAATGCAAATATTAACCGACTCACAAATTCGTGGGACGCATTTCTTACACAAGTTGGACAGAGCAAAGTTACGGCATTAGCAGTTGATTTATTAACCGGCTCAGTTGAGGCGTTGTCGGTCGCTTGGGCATTGGTTACGGACAATTACAGCAAGTACGCCCAATCAAAATTAAACGCTGAACGAGACGCTAAGATTAGTGCTGAGATGCAACCAATTGTTAAGCAGATACGCAAAGAGATTGAGTCGTATGGTGATGCCGAGGTTGCTATTTCTGAATACACAAAAAAATACAACACATTAGCAGGAGAGGTTCAAGACGCTGACAGACGAATTGAAAGCAATCGCAAAAGACGGCTTGGTGTTGCAGCAGATGTTGCCATTACGCAGGAGTTTGTTACCCAGAACGAATTGAAGCGGGCAACATTGAAAATAATGGAAGAGGAGTTGGATATTCTTCGCAGTTCGCAAAAAGCCGAGATTGAATCCACTGAGTCAATTAAAGAAAAGCAAAAGAAATTAGATAAGATTCGCAAAGAGCAGGAAAAGGCAAAAAATGCCGAGTTGAAAAGCGAAAAAGACAGAATACAAGGTATAGCATTTTTCAGCGATTTCTTGGTTGAAAAAGAATCTGAAAACGCCAAAAAGATTGCCGATGCTAAGAAGAAATACAATGACCTGATTCGGGTTGATTTGAAAACAAACGAAACAGATATTCAGGCAATCAGACGCAAAAACTTTGAACTTGAACTACGCCAACTTAATGGTCAATATAAAGACAAATTAATACAAGACGAGGAGTATCTTTTGCAATTATCCGCTCTTCGCAAAAAGTATGGCATTGAAGACAAAAAAAACACCGAGACATTAGAATCGGATATTGTTGCAACCAAGCAAAAAAAAGAGGAATTAAAAAGAGACATTATCGTTCAGACCGCAACAGGCACGGTCGATACTTTAATGGCATACAAAAAGAAAGAACTTGATGGCGAGGCGGATATGGTCGAGAAGCAACGGCAGGCAGGATTGATTAGTGAAGAGCAGTACGACCAACAAATGCGGGCGATAAAGAGAAAGCAAGCCATTGCAGACCGAATCGCTGCGATTGCCCAGATTGCGATTAACACAGCAGTCGCATTGACCAACCCAACCAACATAGCGTCTTTCGGGGCAATATCGCCATTCATCATCGCATCGGGTGCAATCCAAGCCGGTATCGTCCTAGCCCAGCCTCTTCCCTACAACAAAGGAACGAAGCGAGTCCCAATGATGCGAGGTGCAGTTCGTGGTCGTGATTCTGTTCACGCTATCCTAACTCCAGACGAGCGTGTCGTACCGGCTGATATCAATATGCAACCCGGATATTCTGCTTTATTAGACCTTGCTCAGGACAAAAAGATTAGTGACAAAGAGGCTGGGTTCTTGGCGGAGTTGGCAACATCAGGAATGAGGCGAACAGGAACACAACAAAGCATTGACCCTGATGTAATAGGGAAAGCAATAGCCAAACACATTCCGCATACGAATGTGGCTATCAATGACCGAGGTATTGCGGTTATTACCGAGCGAAGCCAAACCGAAATACGCAGACTTAGGAGGAGGATAGGCTAATGTTACAGGTCAAGATAAACGGACAACCGATAACGGGCAGGATTGAGG